AAAATTCAGTCATAAAAAAAGGGTACCAAAAAATGATACCCTTTTTAAATTTAGTTTCGTGTAGTTGTTTACATGAAAAACTATTCTTTCTATTAACTGAAAGAAAGGTTTGACATAGCAATCTCACCAACATAATCACCTGCATTACCAAAAGATGATGCTGAGTTTGTAAGTTCGATATAACCATATCTTGTCATGAATGATACTACTGGTTCAAAACTTGATGGGTCTAACACAACGCCACTGCTCATTAGTGGGATGTATGGGCAATAGAATGCCGCCGCATCAGTTTCACTTGAACCTTTGTAACCAACTAATACTGGTGTTGAATCACTTGCAAAAGAGTCAACATAAATCTTCATAGCACCGTTTAAAGTACCTGCAAACTTTGTGTTTGTTGGTGCTTCAAATGTACCTTCTGTGCTTCTTGCGAAAGCAGAAGTTGTTGCTGATTGAAGTACTGTTAACGCCGCTGGTGAAACCACTGCCCAGTTACCTGCACCACGTCTTGTTCTTTGTGCAATTAAGTTAGCAGTTCTGTTTATTAATACTGCTAATGCGGCATGCTCGTCACCAACAAATGTTGCAGTACCAGAAACTGTTGACTGGTTGTATGTGAATTCAGTTGCCGCTAATGCTCTAAGAGATGCTAAAATCTCTTGATCAATCTCAGCAGTTATTTCTTGTGCTAACGCCGCCATTACTTCTGCTTCAACGTCAATACCGTGCTGTGATTGTGCATCTTGAGCCGCTTCAAAAGTCCATCTTGCTTGTAACTTTCTTGTCTTGGCTTCAACTGCTTGTTTTAAGATTTGTACAGAAATCTTTCTACCGCCAGTACCTTCTTTATTTGCTGTTGCGTCTGCGTCTCCGGCAGTTCCGTCACCAGCATATGCTGTACTGATTTTAAAAGGACTTAATGCTTCTTCGCCTGCTGTTGTATCGTTAGCAGTACCTGTTGCATTTAATGTCTCTGCATATCTTACTCTTAATGTGTGAATTTGGCCAACTGGACCTGTCATTGGTTGTACACCAACGATCTCGTTAGCAATAACTGTAGGCATAACCCTTCTAATTACTGGAAGGATAACTCTGTTTAGAGTTGCTACGTTACCTGCCTGAGATGCACCTGATGTTGCAGATTCAGCCAAATACTTTTTTGTGTTTTCTAAAATAACACCCATTGAAGTTCTTTGTGAACCGTTTAGACCCTCTAAAAGAGCATCCTTAGTTTCACTCCAACGGCTTTCTAGTAGTTCTTTTGACATAATATTCTCCTAAAAATGTCTTATTTAAGTCCAGCAAGTTGTTTCATTTGAATGATATTGCTATCTTCTTCTTTCTCAACTTTCTGAGCCTTAGGTTGATCACCAGTAACTTCCTTAACTGATTCTGTGAGTGTTGCTTTAGACTTCACTACGTTCTCATTAAGTACCGCTGGTAGATACTTGTTAAAAGTGACTTCCAATTTTTTTGTTTGGACGCCTTCAAGTAAATTCAACATAACTTCAGCCTTCTTGTCGTTTAACGGAGCAAGTAGTTCGTCTAATTTTGCTGTTCGTTCATTAGACTCTTTGATTACGTTAATTTCACTGTTCTTTGACTCAACAATTTTTGTTGTTTCGTCGATCTTCTTGGTTGCTTTAGCAAGTTGCTTGTCTTTGTCAATAATTGAATCATTTAACTTGCGAATCTCTGCGTTCTCATTTAAATGAGTTGCACCAAATTCACCTGCAAATGCTTCAAAAATCTTTCTTCCAAAACTGTTCTCACGAGCAATTTTGATGTCTTCTTGCAACTGCGAAAGTTCGGCTTTCAAATGCTTGGCAACAGCAACAGTCATCTTAGAAGCAGATTCTTTAACAAACTTAGATTTAAGTTCTTCAAGTTTTGCTCTTGCATCAGCAACAAGTCTGACTTTAGTTTCCACTACGTCTTTCTTGTCTTCTGCAAATTCTTTGATTTCATGTGCTAATTGTTTCATCACAAATGATTCCAACGTTTTGATGTTGTTCTTTTGTGATGATCTGTCTTGACGAAGATCTTTAATTTCACTAACTAATTTAGACATCATAAATGAATCAAATTTCTTTGCTGATTCTTTCATGCTGTTAAGTTGGTTAACTCTATCTTCTGCTAGTTTGGCTTTTTCTTCTTTAACGTCAGCCAACTCAGCAGTTAAACCTTCGGTTACCATAGTATCGATTGCTTCAACCATTGTCTTCTTATCATGTTCATACTTTGTTGCGAACTCTTCTCTCAACTCAGCACGTACAGATTCGCGAGCCTCTGTTAACTTTGATTCCCAAGCCTTTGTTATTTCGTCTCGAGTCTCTTCGTTAACTAGGTCACTATCTAATAATGGTTTTAGTACATCTAGCATACCGGTCTCCTAATTAAGCCTTAATTCATTGATAAGTTTAAGTACTTCTGACTTAAGATATCTCTGAACTGATTTTTCATTACCACCGCTCTTTAGATTATCCAACAATGCATGACCGCCTTTCATATTCATTAGGCCTTCATATATTGCAGTAGGATAGGCATTTGGAGCACTTGGTTGTGAAACAATGTCGACAGTGATGATTTCAAAATCACTGACTTTACCATCACCCTCATTAACGTTTCCGCTACCTCTGGATGATACTCCTAACTTCACCTTTGATTCCAACATAGTTTTAACTAGTTGTCCCATTGGTGTTGGCAGGATTTTTAATTTTCCGCATCCGTTTGGACCATCCATCCACATGTTTTCAATCATGTGTGACACACGGTCAAGGTTGATCTTTAAATCGTCTGGGTGATCAACTTCACCAAGAACGGAAAATCCTCCTGAAATTTGTTCGTTTAGTGTTTCCACTGCACCTTGAATTTCATTGATAGGATAGACACGTTCATTAGCATTCTTAACACCACCCTGGATGCAAATACCTTTCATATATAGGTCTTTCCCACTCTCATCACTTTCTACAACCATACCGGCTGTATTAAAGTTCAAGTGTTCTTTTAAATATATTCCCATAATCAGGTATCCTTAATAAGTTTAAATTAAACTTTCTTTAAATTTGGCTCTGTTGTGCCACCCATGTCACCAGCCTTTGGTGCAGGTTTGCCTTTTTCATCGCCTGAAGAAGATTGAGGTTTTGCTTCGGCACCTTTTGCACCGGAATTAGCCGCTACAGGTGATTTAGCATTATCGTCACTGCCTTTTGCAGGTGCTTTCACAGCCTTCATTGCAATGCCTTCTTCTACTTTTTCTTCTTCTTTAGTTTCTTCAACTTTTTCTTCTGAAGTTTCTGCTACTGGCTCTTCTGTAGGAGCAACTGCTTCTGCTGGCATTTCCATTTCTATTTCTTCTGGTTCGCCTTCATCTGCTGGTGCTTCTTCATCTTGACCCATAATTGCTTCAAACTCGCCCATAAGTTCGTCCATCTTGTCTTCAAGATCAACTACTCTGTCCTCAAGTTCTTCTGGATCTGCTTCGCCTTCGCCTTCGTCTTCACCATCTTCTTCTGAAATACCTTCTTCGTCTGCTTCAATGTCCTGAATTAAGTCGTCTGCTTGATCTCCGCCTACTTCTTCTTCAGTTTCAATTGCTTCAGCACTGATTTCTTCTGATGATTCTTTGACGTCTTCGTCTGTTGATTCAACTGTGTCTGATTCAGCAACGTCTTTAGCCTTTGCTTCTGCTTCAGCCTTTGCTTCGTCTTCTGCCATTAAGTTCTCATAAATGCCTCTTGATTTCTCAACTACGACATCATGAAACAACTCTTTGGCTTTTTCTTCTTCACCATTGATGATGAATTCTATTAGTTGTTCAAATTTTTCCATGTTAAATTCTCCATGTCATTAATATGGCTTGTGAAGTATTTAACTATCTAGGATATATAGTGGAGGGTTTGATATCAAAAAGGTGTGTTTTTGATATTATTTACAATTTTGGTGCTGAATCGTCGGCGCCGTACTGCATTTGCACACGTTTGGCTGAGTTTTCTTGTTCGTATGCTCTAACATCCATCATTGTACGCAATTTGTTTAATTGCTTTAATGTGAGTTTGGTTTTACGTAGATCACCAATACGTGCTTTGCTTTGATCGTCATTGGCATCTTGGTAACCTGGGTGTTTATCGTATAATTCGTTTATGATCATAACGTTATTTATGCTTCTGGCTCGCCGCCTGCATCTGCTCCTGCATCAATGTCAATATCTTCACCACCTTCTGGTGCTTCTAAGTCTGCTTGTATGTCATTACCAGCAGTTAAATCTGTGTCAATATCACCTGGAGATACACCCACTGATCTTAGATCTGATCCAGATGCTCCTGTAGGTTGTTGTTTGGCATTTTCTTCTGCCCAAAGTTCATCGTTTTGACGCATTTCTTCTTCTGTGAGTCCTAAGAATCTGCTCATTGCAAATCTTTTGCTCACATATGGTGTGCCTTCCATGGCAGTGAACACATTGACTCTTTGTGAGTCTAATTCTGCTTGTCTGTATGATGCAAAGTTCTGTGGTGGATTAAAACGTAATCCAAACAATGATGAATCAATGTTAAATCCTCTGAAACGCATGAACATTTTAAACTCATCATCTAATTTTTGTATGATTTGGTTTTGTAATCTCATGCAATACTGATTGAATCTGTACTCTTGTATCAATGCAGTGCCCACTCTACCATCTGTTAATGCACCTGCAGACTCATCTGGGCCTGTGGGTAGATAAGATGATGGTACACGCAGTCCACGTGCTAATTTGTTGTTGAAGTATCTTAAATCGTCAATCTCACCTAGGTTTTGTCCACCTGGTAATGTATCAACTGAAGAACCTCTACCATCTGCTGTGATTGGAAAGAAGTAATCCTCATTCACTGACAATGGATTGTATGTGGCATCTACCACTGATTGTCCACCACCTGATTGTGTAGGAATACGTCTTTGGTGTATTTCATTTTTGATACGTTCCACAAATGACATAGCCATGTGTGAAGGCATGTTACCCACATCAATTTTGAATATTCTACGTTCTGGTGCACGTTGCACTCTGTATATCAATATAGCATCTTCTAATAATTCTTTTTGTTTGTACACCTTGTATATGTTTTCCAACACTGACTGTCCAAATGGCCATTTAAAGTCCAATCCTTCTGACAATGATATGTGTACCACATGTGATGCTTCAACGGCAGATTCATTCATGGCTTGTCCAAAACGTCCTTGTCCTGATCCTGCAGTGGCATTGGGTGCCGCATACTGGTTAGGAGCAGTGTATCCACCTTGTGTGGGAGGATTCATGGTAGCATCTTGGTTGGTCTTTTGTGCCACTGTCAATGATTCAAAGTTAGGATCAATGTCTCTGATCACATACTGTTCAGGCTTTTTGCCTTCTGCTTCATTCACAATCACTCTGGAACATTTAGCCATGTCTACCCAAAACATTTCAAATGTTTCTGGATCTCTGATAAACAGTTGATCACCATACTTGATGGTGTTTCTAAACAGTTTGAATATACGTTGATCCAGTTTGTTTAGTTTGCTCCACTGTTGTAACTGTGTTTTGATAATGTCCACTTCATGATCAGATGGCTTTTCATTGAAATCAATTTCAAATGCAGTGCCGTTTTGATCGTTGACTTGTGTGGCAAATTCTGCTATGATGTCCAAACATGCGTTGACTTCAGAATCCATGTCCATGGCTTCGTACTGATTGTATCTTTCTACTCTGTTAGGATGTCCTGAATACACTTCAGGCAATGATGATTGATAGTTCCTAAATGCAAAGTCTTGTGCATTGCCAGACTGTGGTCTGTTTGCTCCACTCAATGGAGACATTGATCCGTCTGTGCGATCTGCTACTTTAAAATATTTTTTCCAGGATGCCATGTTGATTCCTTATTGTTCTGCAAGTATTTATCGTGTTATTGATTTTAGCAAATATAAAAGGAGATGTCAAGTTATGATACTGCCGTTCTTACCTTGTCTGTGGCCGAAATTTGTCTGCCCATGAGTCTGATCATTTCATCTAATCTGCTGACTTGAGTTTGCATGACTGCTAATTGTTCTTGATTGCCCATGCCTGATGCTATGCCAGGAGTAGTTACATTTGATGCCTGCATTTCAACAGGTATGGAATCTCCGTCTGGTAATGGTACTATGGCTTCTGTGCCATGCAGTTGTGCCATATATCCTGACTTTGGTCCAGATACTATACCACCTTGACTAAATCCAACTCCGCCACCTAATCCATCAGTTTGTTGAGCCTGCTGTTGTCTTTTCTTCAATTCGTCTACAACTTGATTAAGGTTAGCAGGGCGAACACCGTTGTTTGCATCTATTATCTGTTGTATGGCTGTTTGTAATGCTTTTTCCTTTTCTGCTTCACCAATGTAATTTTTAAACATTTTTGCTATACTAGAGGCATCATCTTCTTCTTTTGCTTTTTTCCTAATGTCTTGAATGGCTTGATTATAAAAACTTGATAACTGATTAACATCTATGCCAAATTGATTTGCTTGTGTTCTTGGTCCAGCCTCACCAAACATCTCATTGATTTTTCCAGCGGCAAATTCCAACACATCAGTTAGTTTCACTAATCCTCCAGCCACTGCATTTAAGCCTCCACTACTTATAACTAGTTCTTCAAGTTGAATATTAAATTTGTCTATGTTGCCAGCCGCATCAGTTATGTTGGCTACCAATTCGTCTTGCTTTTTAACTTGCTTTTCCTGTGCTTTACTGATGGTCTCGCCATCAGTTATCAATCTATTTGAAAATTGTCTGATCTGACCAAACAATTCGGTTGGGCCAATACCCAATGCCGCCGCACCTGCAAATGCATCTTCTGTTTCTTTGAACATGCCTTGCATGGTTCTCAATGCATCTGTGATATCTGTTTCTGTACGCACTGATCTAGCCAAGTCATTGATGATTTCGCCTGATCCACGCAACAGTATTTCTTTACCTTCCTTAGTCATAGCCACACCGCCTGATGTGATCACGTCTTTGATAGCATTTTGCATACCGGGAGGAAATCTTGAAATAAAGTTGAGGATTGCTTCTCCACCATCTTCCATCTGTGAGGCCATACCAGCAAATCTTTGATCCACTAGCAGTTGCATTTGATTCTCACGCAGGTCTTTGACTGATCTACCTGTGAGTCTAGCCAATGTATCTAATTGTAGAATGTATGCTTCTGATCCTCGTCTTAGAGCATCACCAGTGAACATCTGTTGTCTACCTGAAGTGGCTTGTATGTCCATGAAAGCACCCACAGTATCAGCAATGTCATTCACACTCAATCCTAAACGTCTACCAAAACCTCTTTGTGGATCTGCTATGGCACCAACAGCCTTTGTAAAGTCTTCTGTGGCAAGAAAAGTAGCACCACCAAACCTAGCCAATGTTTGTGAATTAGTTTGTATGGCTTGTGAAAATTTTTGTAATGACATCATGGACTCTGCGGCCATCAGTCTAAATTCTGTTAAACCTTCTGCCCCTAAGGCTCCAACTTGTGAAATGTCTTGGAATGCGTTTAATGTATTGTCTAACTCTCCAACCAAGAAGTTAACACCAGCAGTGGCACCTTCGATACTTTTACCTAATGCACCTCCTACCAATGGTAAGGCTTTGGCCAATCCTGCGGCGGCTTTGCCTAATGCATCAATGACAGGTGTTATTGATTTGAAAGATCTTTCTCCAGACATCACTGAACCTGAAAATGACGCCACTCCTTTGCTGACATTGGCAAGAGTGGTTTTAGCATATTTTGTTAGAGCATTTTCAGCCGCCTGATTGGCTCTAGCAAAATCTTCAGTGGTAGCCGTGGCATCTTGCATCTTGCGAATCAGATCTTCTAAGGCTCTTTGTTGTTCATCCATGTGTTTATTTTATACCTAGTTTTATACGCATATAAATATTGTTGTTATATACTTTCATATAACACTATTTATTTGGAAAACAAACCATGGAAAATAACCAGAACAACCCATTGCAGAATTACTTTAGACAACCTGCAATTTACGTTAAGTTACCGTCTGGTGGTGCTAATTATCCTCCAGGTACATTGGATTTGCCTTCAAACGGCGAGATACCTATATATCCAATGACTGCCATGGACGAAGTGGCCACTAGAACACCAGATGCATTGTTTAATGGATCAGCAGTAGCACAATTGATACAATCATGTGTGCCCAACATCAAAGATCCTTGGGCAGTACCACAAGTGGACATTGATTTACTGTTCACTTCAATACGTATTGCATCATATGGTCATGAAATGGAAATGACTGCACAATGTCCTAAATGTAATGAAAACATGGACTATGCCATAGATTTACGTAACATTGTTGATCAGATTAAATCACCTGACTTTAATAAAACACTGCGAATCAAAGATCTTGAATTTTCATTTAGACCATTGCGTTATTCAGAAATGAGTGAAATTGCTAAAACACAGTTTGAGCAACAGAAAAAAATGCAAATAGTATCTGCAGATGAGAATGCACCACAACAAGACAAAATTAATGTGATGTCTGAAACATTGGCTTCATTGACCAAGATCACAATGGAATCCATAGTGATGGCCATCACTGCAATTAAAGTTGGCACTCAAACAGTGACTGATAGAAAACAAATTGTGGAGTTCATGAACAATGCTGAAACCAAAATGTTTAGTCAAGTGCGTGACTTTTTGGCAGACCTGCGTGGCGAATCAGAAATGAAACCTTTGAGTATACAGTGTAATGAATCCAAGTGCGGACACAAATTTGAACAAACATTCACATTGGATATGTCAAATTTTTTCGGACAAGGCTCCTAACCCTAAACTCTGATGAAATAGAAAAACTTGTTGATGAATACGATAGAGATATCAAAAGCATCAAACAAGAGAGTTTAAAGTTAGCCTGGTATATGAGAGGGGGCCTAAGTTATACTGAAGCCATGCATCTCAGTATTGACGAAAGAAAAATTATAAACGAGATTATCAAAGAGAATCTTGAAACTACCAAAAAGACGAAAATGCCATTCTTCTAAGAGGCATAGTTATGACTCAATCACACAGTATAAAATGTGTGTATATTATTCAACTGTGATTACCTAAATACCAATCAATGATAGTTTACAAGATGTCTAAAGACATCTGCATTTTCGCTGTCGCTCAATGCCACTTTTAATGATGTGCGTATCATCTAGATTAAGCCACAATTCTCCTATTGCTAGGAGAACTATGTCAAAGCATCATCTGAGTACTTCGCCACACTAACTACAAGAGATTGTTACACAGAGGCGGTCAGCCGGTACCCCTTACTCTAGATTCTATCTGACGGGTGTTGAATAATCCCTAGTTAGCGAAACTATCCAATCACATAGGTTGTATCTTTTTCACAGAGCCTATATCATTTAGTTTTTACACTTATGCCGTACGTGCCATCCTGTGTGTAGTTTGAATCTACACGTCCCAAACAATGTATCACACATTGTCGTCGCCTCAGGATACAGAGTTCACTCTGCCTCATTGGCTATATGTCTTCTAATAAAATGCCTTTAACGGAGCCTATGCCTAGTCTGATGTTTATGATGCCATTGTAGTTGTTGTCACGCAGTAGCACACCTTCTTTGAACTGATAGTGTGCCTCCATATAATTAGTGTGTCCTCTATTTTTGCACACACAAATTATTTCACGTGTAAACTTTGCTTTGCCTAGTCGGAGTATATCAGCCTGTAGTCTTTCACTGGATCCCCAATAGGTCTTCCAGTCTGTTTCCACTGTGCTGATTCTTTTGTTCTTTTTGCCTTTAAGTGGTGGTCGTTTGAGTTTTCTAGTAAAAAATTTTCTGCCTATATAATCGTGCCTGTTTGTTGTATTTGTAATACGATATACGAAACCAGCATTGTTGTCAATGTCTTTGGAATCAAAGATTTTACCATTATATGTCCACGGGTTCTCATAAGTCATTTGCACTTAACATTTAGTGTGGTTCAATCAAGGGTGGTAAATTTCTGACCTTTACCAAACAACTAATTCTTGATATGATCAATCAATTGCTTGACTGCTAGTGCTACATCTTTAGGATGTGCTTTTTCAGAATCTAAGTTTTTGAGTAATTCAGTGTCAGTGGCTCCTGGAAACAACATTTTTAATTGTAAACTATATTTGTTGAGCCAGCATTCATATGCCAAACGCCTGTGAGTGTGCATGAATGATATTTTGTCTTCCATATATTTGCGAGTGTAGTCACCATGTAATCCGTCAATGGTTTCAAAAGTTTGAGGGTGTATGGCCACCATAGCACCTATATTCACAATCATTTTTTTGTGATCTCGCCAACGACTGTACATGGCAATCAGTATTCTTTCTTGATGGTCTTGATGGTAAGCATTGTTGATAAAGACATCACAGTCGTCTGTGATTGCATCATCAAATGTAGTGTCACAGATATTGTATCCATTTTTGAGATCAAATCCCACACAGTCATGTGTATGTTTTAACAGATTAAATGTTTCATATCCAATGCCATTGGCATGTCCTGTGATAGCAATTTTCATTTGTTAAAAATTTTTATTTCTTTGATCATAGGATTATCTACAATACATTTAAATGCTTGAGCCACGTCTATGGGTTGCATGAGTTCAACACCTAACTGACAATTTGCCAATGTTCCTGACTGAATGCCCCAATCCAACAGTTTAGTATCAGTGGCGCCAGTGTATATTGTGGATACTTTGAGTTTTTTATCTATGTTATTAAACACCATATGCCAATGATCTCTAGTGCGTTGGTTGAGTTGTCTTTTCCAACGTTGATAGTCATGATAATCATCATTGTCTTTTTCATTAGCGTCTGGTGTGATTGGATCTGCAATCATTGTGGAATTATTGATGATTAATTTATCTTCATACAACCAACGATCACACAATGCACTAAGTATTCTATATTGGTGATCCTGATGATGTGCGTTGTTAATGAACACATCACATTCGTCAAGTTCAGACCAATGGTCTCCAGGAAATGCTTCATCACTGATATCACAGCCTGTGGATGTTGAGTATCCAATGATTTCATGTTCCTGCCCTAGTAATTCAGCACAGGCTTGGCCTATGCCTCTGGTATGTCCTGTAATTGCTATTTTCATATTGTCTCCTTAAAATACAGTTTCTTTTTGCCATTGATTTTCAAATGATGTGCCTGTTTCGTTGGCAGAACATGTCTGCACACATGCTGTCACGGGTGTGTTCTGCCATGACTGTTGCACATAATCAAACTGGTCTATGTTATATATAGTAGAACCTAAGTAGCAACAAGGATATAGTTGTCCTTGAGCACTGATGTATCTAGATTGTTCTTGCAATGCTTGACAACGAATATCGCCATATTTGACCACAGGATCTTGCCAACCATCAGGTTGTTCAAGTCCAGGCACAGGCAATACTTCATGTCTTTTAGATACTTTGGCTCTGAACAATTTAAATCCCATGTCATAAGCCAGTTGTTCACAAGCATCAACTTGATGTTGATTGTGTTTGAACACCAACATATCCCAGTGTGCTTGTCCTCCAGCATCAATATATGTTTGAACATTCTGCATTACTTTATCCCATTGCACATTACGTCTATATATGTGATTGGTATCAAACAACCCATCTATACTGAAAACCACATAGTCTTGTTCATGTTTTCTGGTGAGTTCAGCCATGGCTGACCAAAAAGCATCAGTGCGTAATCCACCGTTGGTGTTCATGCCCAATATAATATCAGGGTTAATTGATCTAAAATATTTGTACAAGTCAATGGTATGTTTGCCAGCGGCTGGATCACCATACACGCCGCACATGAATATTTTATCTAGTTTAGCACAGTCAATGTTAAGATCTTTAATCTGTTGCACAGTCAAATGATGATGTATGTCAGCATTGAATGTGGTATCAAATATTCTAGCACACTGTGGACATGCGGCTTGGCACACATCAGTAGGTTCAATGTGTAGTATTTTCATATCAATATAAAAAACAGTACAAATACAATCACAATGTACAAGGCCCATTTCTCAGGACCTTCTATGTTGCCATACTTTTTAGATTCTTTCCATACTTGTTTCCAGTCTATTCATATTGTGTCCACGTCAGTGCCGTATGTGGTAAATCCATTTTCTTTGGTCACTGTCATAATGTTGTTAACTCTGCTGGATAGTTCGTCTTTGTGTGATACCAACCACACTGACTTGTTGTGTTCACGACTCATTTTTTTCAACATGCTCATAGAAGACTCAACTCCAGATGCATCCATGCCTGAATCAATCAACTCATCAATGAACATCAAATTAATTGGTGCGTAGAGGCTTTCGAAAACATCTCTGAAACTCCATGACAAGGATAATATCAATCTGTTTCGTTCGCCTCTACTCAAATTGTCAAAATCTAGTTCACGTCCTAGTTCTGTGATTTCCACACTCAGATCGTTTAGGAAGGTTACTGTGTGTGGTAATCCTATCTTGTCTAAATAGTAACTCAAACGTGCATTTAAGTAGGCAAGATTTTGATCAATTATTCTTTTTCTAATAAAACTGTCTTTGTTGGTCAACAGTTTTTGTAGGAATTCTTGGTGCTCTTTGACTTTGGTTAAGTCATTGATGGTATCGTACACAGGCTCTGTGATTGCAGTAGCAGTCATTTCTTCTATTTGTTCTTGGTATGGATCTGCTTCTTTCTTCCTGGACTTTAATTGAGCCTTTAAATTGGATATAGAATTTTTATGTTCGTATGCATCTTTCTCATCTTCGTAAAACAATTCAGGTTGTGTACCTAACACACCCATAGATGCTTGTGCGTCTACTAAATCTTTGTATAGTTGATGTTGGTTGTCATACTGTTCTTGTGCATCAGTCATCTTATCAATTTTTTCATCCAGGATGTCTTGGTGTTTGCCATCTTTGATTTCTTGACCACAAGCATGACAGTTTTTATCACTTAACTTTTCTACATCTGCTTTCAGTGTTTTGACTGCACGTTGTTCACGTTTGTATTCACGTTCTGCTTGATCTATTGCTGACTGCACTTCTCTGTGTTCTGATGATTGCACCAACCAATCTTTGTATAGTTTGTGTTGTTCTAGTTCCTGATCAATGTCAATCTTTAACAAATCGTCAACTGCTGATTGTAATTGATCACAGTCCTGTGATTGTTTGTTGACCCACATGTCTTGTCTGCGTTTCAATGAATCAATTTGTTCTGACATTTTTTCATTGGCTTCGCGTTGTGCATCAATGCGTATTTCTTCTTCTTTGATTAAAGATTTTGTTTCTTTGATTTTGTCTTTTAAGTTTGCGGCCTTTTCTGACAGCATGGTAATGCCCAGCAACTGTTCAATGATGTCTTTCTGATCATTGTTTTTTAATGTAAGGAAAGGTCGTGTGTATGTGTTCAATGCCACTAGATGTTTGAACATCTCATGACTCATGCCCAGCATACGAT